ACCTTGTGCAAGCCATCGTTCAAACTAGCGACGGGCAAACGCTTTCGGTCGAGGCGCGGTGGCCTTGCGTTAACGCAACCCCATAGAGGAGCTAAAGCTTATGATTCACAAGCATCCAGAGAAGCACCCCGCAGAAACGCATCCAGAGAAGCATCCAGCCGCAGAAAAGCCGCCGCCCGAAGCTGTTCAATTGCCAGCCGAGCCGCCGCCGGTTCCAACTCAATTGCCAGCCCCGGAAGTGAAATACGAGCGCCCGCCCCCAAAAGAGGGAATGGTGCGCGTCAAGATGCCGAAGCTCACCAATGAAGTGAATCATGGAACGACAAGCTATCCGGTCGATAATGACGGAATTGTCGATTTGCCGCCGGAAGCGGCGGAGCATGTGCTTCGTCAAGGCGGCGCTGTTCTTGTCGAGCCGCTGGCGGCGACAGCGGAAGGCACCATGAAAATCAAGCATACTTCCGACCCAAACACTACCCTTGGCTATGGGCAGGATCTCTATGCGCCGGATTCGAATGGCGAGTTGACTATTCCGATATCGATCTTTTCGGATGTCGAGAGCCACGGTTTCATTCCATCAGTTTGATGGTGGTTCGCCATGGTAGCTGCGCCGAACGATTTGACGACTTTGGCGAATGCCCTTACGTGGCTTGGCTGCCCTAGCGACGACGCTTCCGGGACGCTTCAGCGGGTCATCACCGCTGTTTCGACCGCGATTCAGAACACGATCGGACGCAATATCAAGACCGCGTCCTATAACGAGATCTTCGATGGGCGCGGGCGCAGCCGCATCATGGTGTCGAACTGGCCGATCACAGCGGTAGCGTCGGTCACCCTTGGCGAGCTTATGCAGGTTTCGGTGCCGCCGCGGTCGAGCGCTTCGCCGGGCTATACTTTCTCCGATAAGTTCGTCTATGTCGATTCGCCCTATTTTTACGATCCTGGAAAGCGGAATGTGCAAATCGCTTACACCGCCGGGTATACTACGGTTCCGTTCGATATTGAGCAGGGCTGCTTGACCTGGATCAAAGCTATCATGGACGGCGCGAACTATTCGGCGGCGCTTAAGGCGATGGCGGTCGGGCAAACCAAGCTCGATTTCAGCCATGCGGTCACAAAGCTCGACAAGATTACAGCCCTTGCGCCTCCGCAAGTCGTGAGCTTGGTGGCGTCTTATAGAAGGGTGACCCCAACGTGGTAATGCAATGCTGCAATGGTCCGCTCTGCACCGGCTTGAAAGGCTTCAACTTGGTTGGGGCTACAGGAAACGCGCTTTATCCCCGCTTAATCGACCTGTACCGTTCGAAAGATCCGCAGGCGGCGAAGACCGGCACGGTCGGGCTTGGGGCTTATGAAGGGCGAACCGGATCGATTGGCTTCAGCGATCCGTCCGGGCTCGCGCTTCTGTTCCCTGGCATCTTGTGCGCCATTGATCCGCATGGCATCGGGCGCTCGACCGGCGCTATGATGTTGCCCGGCGATGTCGTCAAGCACCCGCAATGGAAGATAACCACCATCGCATTGCCGCTCTATACGATTCGGGACCGGGATATCCTCATCGACGATGAAGGCTACCGCTACGAAGTCGGCATGAATGGCTGGAGCTTGACCGGGTACGTGCTGAATTGCATTCGCCTGGAAACCTGATGGCTGACCTTTCGGATATAACTACTTATTTAGCTCAAACTGCGGCGAATGCTTGCTATCCAAATGGCACGTCGCAGCCTAGTGTCGCTGGTTGCGATATCATCATTTATGAAGGTTGGCCGATTGCCGAGCGCCTTGATCTCGACCTGACCGGTCAGACGCTCGGCCCGAACAAGATTCCAGTTCCGCGGCCTGGCGGCGTTCGGGCAAATGTTTCTATTTATCCGATGCAAGGCACGAATGTCGTGCCGCCGCAAATCCTCGATGCGGTCTATGTCATCGTGCCGCCGGTCTTCGGGCTCACTGCGACGCTTGCCCAGCCAACGATCGGCAATGCCTTCACTGTCACAGTCAGCGGAACGCCGGGTCCTAACGAATTCCTGACAATCGAACTTGACCAGAACTACATCGCGTCGGCGACTGGCTTGACAGTTGGCGAGATCCTAAACGCCTTGGCGACTCAAATCGCCGCTTTTCAGCCCGGCTACACGGCGTCGGTATCTAGCGGTGTGCTGACTATTGGCGGGGCGGCTTATTGCGTGGCCCGCTTGGGGGCGCAAGGCACGCTTGGCAGAGTCATCCACAAGCAGCGCCAGATGATCATGGTCACGGTATGGGCACCGGACCATACATCTCGTACTAAGATCGCTGCCGCAATCGATATCTTGATTAAGAAGCACATCACCGTCACAATGCCAGACACGTCGATGGCGCAGATTTGCTACAACCGAACGAACTTAACCGATGAGCATGAGCCTGTGTCTTGCTATCGCCGAGACCTGATCATCCAAGCCGAGTACGCGACGCTCGATCTCTTTCCTGGCACGGTCATCACATCGGTCACGACCGATCTTGTTCCGCTCGATCCAACAAATCAAAACTTCATCGCGTGCAGGACGGTCGCGTAGGGGAATAGCTATGTCTTACAAGCTGGTCTGTACTTCGGAATTCTATGACGACATCAGCGGCGCAATGATCAATCGCGGCGATGAAATCACCGATTATACGCACCTTGCTAAGCTGGTCGCCGCCAATCGCGAACATCATTTCGTTAAGGTTCAGCTTCTCATGTCGGCTGGACAATGGGATTGGCCGCCTAAGCTTCCGGCGGATCCGGCGGTAGTGACGCCAGCGCCAGCGGCAATGACAACGCCAGAGGAAAAAGCAAAGGAAGATTAAGCTATGCCGGTTTTTCTCGATGGCCAACAGAATCTTGCCGCGCTTACGGTTCCCGGAGTATATGGTGATATTATACTTCCGTCTCCGCTTCTGGTCGGCACCCCTACCAACATCATGGGCGTCGTTGGCGTTGGCTCCTGGGGTCCGACCAACTCCATGATCTATTTTTCCGCGACGACAGACGGCGCGGTCGCGCTCGGAAATCCGACCAATCGCAAGTACGATATCATGACCCATGTCGAGGCGGCGACCCAGGTGGGCGGCGCAATCGGCTTCGGCGCAGTGCGCGTGACCGATGGGTCGGACCTCGCAGCGAGCGGCTTCATGCAAGGAACGCTTGCGCAACAAGCCGCCGGCACCATCACCTTCGTTTCAAACCCGGCGGCTTTAACGACTATTACTCTCGGCAGTACGGTTTGGACTTTCGTAACTTCCGGGGCAATCGGTCCCCAGACTAACATTCAAGCCAACCTTGCTGCGACGTTGGCGCAGCTTCAATCCGATTTGACGGCTTCCCAAGACGCAAGCGTCGATCAGGCGACCTATCAGGCTAGCGCGACAGTCTTGACGATCACGTATAAGACTCCAGGCATAGTCGGCAACTCCTTCAACATCGCGACTTCCGTTGCTGGCGCTTCGGCTTCCGCCACAACCCTTCTTGGCGGCACCGCTGGCACGACAGGCTTGAATATCAGCGCGAAATACACTGGGATTATGGGCAATCAGATCCAATGCTCCATCCAGCAAGGATCCGCGGCCAACTCCTTTATGTTCATCGTCGCCTTTCCCGGACTCCCGCCGGAGCAATACAACAACGTCACCGGCACTGCGGCGGTCGGCACCTGGACCTTCACGACAAATCCAACCGCGTCAAGCACTCTTACCATCGGCACGACAACTTGGACTTTCGTCGCTTCTGGCGCGACCGGCAATCAGACCAACATCGGCGCTTCGCTCTCGGCGACGCTGGCGACGCTCGCCACCCAGCTTAATGCGTCGAAAGATCCGCAAGTCTCGCAGTGCACTTACAAGGTCACGCCAACGACTCTCACGGCGACTTACAAGAGCACCGCGGCTGCTGGCGGCAGCTTCGCTATCGCTACCACCGTCGCGGGCGCTTCGGTCAGCGGCGCGACGCTGACCTATAACGCCAACTCGGTCTGGATCAATGCCGCCGCCGCCATCAATACCGGCACGCCTTCGCATTCGGCCCCTTCCCGCTTTGTTGTCGTATCCGCCGGCACCAGCGCCTTGGCTCCGGTTCTCGGCGTGCCTATCGTTCTTTCCGGCGGCACGGACGGCACGGCGAACATGAACGATTCGTTCTTGGTCGGACAAGACGTGCTGCCTAGAAGCGGCATGTATGTGCTGCGCGGCTCGCTGGTGACCGATTTCGAGCTGATCGATCACTCGACCTCGACGGCGTGGGCGGCGATCTCCTCCTTCGCGCTTTCCGAGTTGATGACGCCGGTTTTCGCGACTGTCAGCGGAGACAAGATCGGCAACGCCATCACGACTGTCATAAACTCAGGCAACGATACGCCATGGGCTTGGAATATCTTGGGCGACTGGCCCTATTTCTTTGACGCCGTTAACGGGCTTAATCGGACAATCAGCCCGGCGGCTTTCGGCATTGGCATCCTTGGCAACCTATCGCCGCAGCAATCGCCGCTGAACAAGCCGCTGCAAGGCGTCACCGGCACACAGCGCTCGCAATTCGGGCTTCCTTATTCGGATACCGAGCTTAGCCAAGTCAACACCGGCAGGATTGATGTCATCGTGCCGCCGGCGAACAGCAGCGGCGGCTTTTATTTCAGCTTCGGATCGGGCCGAAACGGCAGCTCTAACACGGCGGCGAACGGCATCGAGTATACCCGCATGACTAACTTCCTCATGCGGACAGCGAAGAGCAAGGCGGCCGGAGCGATCGTCGGGCAGCTTCAAAGCATCCAGCCGAACGATTTGACCCGGCAACGCGCCAAGGCTCTTTTCGACGGCTTTAGCGCCCAGCTCGCCGCGCCGCAAGTCGGGCTCGGAATTGGCGGGCAAGGCATGATCGACCAATGGGCCGTGCAATGCGACCTCAACAACAATCCGCCGAATCTGCAAGCGCTTGGCTATCTGTTCCTCTACTGGCAGGTCCGATATCTGAACGTTGTACGTTACTTTGTAGTAAAATTTATGGGGGGCGGCAATGTTACGGTTACGGTTCAAAATACAGCTCCTACTCCGCAACAACTAGTGACCCCTTAAGCATGGCGAACAAATTCACCATGAAGTTTTGGCATCAACTTAGGACCTTGAGCTATGCCGATAAACGGCTTCAACGTTGGGGCTGATTACAGCCTTTCTTACTTCAGCGGAGCAACCGGAAACCTTCAGGATTTTGGCGATATCCAAGACGTGAAGTTGACAGCGCTCAAGCACGACCTCAAGAACATGCCCTACAACCAAGTGCCGCGGTATGGGTATGTTCCCGATGGCTTCCATGTCACATTCACCATCGTTCGAACGGGTGAAGCGCTGGAGGCGCTGTTCGTGAATTTCTCGACACAATTCAACCAAGGGCAGGTGATAAAGCCGGGCTTCCTAAATAAGACTATCAACAACCCGGATGGGAGCGTCAGTCGGTTTCAGTACACCAACTTCGTCATCTTTCCCGTCGATCTAGGCGATATCACGCGCGAGCGCATCATCACCCAGCGCCTCGAAGGAATGGCGTCAGACATGAGACGTTTAGCGTGAGGCAATGGTAACAAAAGGCCGCCACCCACAAGCCGAGGAACCCCAAAACCCGCCGCAGATTTCCAGTGTCCAAGATGAGCTTGAATTCCGCCGGGCTAGGTATTCCCATATTGAGCGCGAAGCTGACGAACTTGGTCGAATCATTGGCGTGCGTCGGCTTAAGCTATCCGAACAAAATCGATTAACTGCAATGACGCCGGACCTTACCGGGCTGGATGAAATGCAAAATCCAGAAACAGGCGTAACGCAACTCATTGCGCAGCGGTCGCCGTATTTCATCGTCGCGATGGTGTGCGAGATCAACAACGCGCCTATTCCGTTCGCCCGCAATCGCCCCGAGCTGGATGCTGTTTTGGATCGGCTCGATATAGAAGGGATGAGAGCCGCAGGGCGCGCCGTTTCGCGCATCCTTGAAGCGGACGCCGATGAGGGCGAGCCCCTCGATAAAGCAAAAAACTTGTTGGGGATCCCTGGTTCAGAGTGACCCGTTGGCTCGTCTTTAACGGGATCCCTTTCGAACAAGTGCTTTTAATGGAAGAATGGGAGTTGCTGGCCCACTCGATTGTGTTCGGGCAGTTCCATAATGGCGGGCTTGAATGGGATTGGGACCAGATGAATTACGTCAAGCGTCCCGGTGAATAAATGATCTTCGATAATCTTGTTGGCGCAGTAGCGAAGTTCACGGTGCTTTGGCATGGCGCTAAAGTCATAGAGAAAGCCGCCTTGGAAGCGGGCGGCAAGGAATTTTTAAAAAGGGCTCAGGCGGCTATCGGAACTTACGAATATGGCTGGCAGCCGCTGGCTGAAAGCACTGTCGCCCATAAAAGTCGCGGCGACACTCCGTTGCTTGAAACCGGCGAAATGCGCGACTCCGGCAGCTATCAAATTGTAGGCAATCATATCGTCATCGGCTTTTCGGATCCGAAAATTAGATTTCATGAATATGGCACTAAGCACATACCGCCGCGGCCGGTCATCGGCGGCACCATTGATCATCATGGCAAAGAGATCGCACATCTCATGGCGGTCTATTTTGGCGAAGTGTTGGTGGGGACTCTCGCTTCCGGCAACGTCCTTACTTCCATTACCCACATGAACAGCCGTCTCAGGTAAAGCTAGGTGCCTGACGACTCCAAAAAGATGCTGTTCGTCCATGGCATGGAGAATCGCTATGGCGGCGTAAAGAAATCCGAGCTTGAGTCGTCAGCTCTTAAAATCGCGCAATCGCGCGGATATGGCGGCATTGAAGCCGTTTCGAGTGGGCGCGGAAGGGAAGCTCTTCTCAAGTCTCTGTCAGACAAGTCGATAAGCGGTGTTTTTGGATTCTCCCGCGGCGGCAACGAGCTGCGGCGGCTTTTGCAGGATCCGAAGACTTCTGCCGATGTCAGGCAGCACATTAAGGAAGCGATTTTAGTTGGCTCCCCGGAAACAAAGGGGGCTATTCCCGGCATTCCAACAACGGACATTCCTTATCTCAAGGGTGCCGAGCATATGCAGATGGTGCAAACATTGGCCAAGACCGGCCAATTGAGCACTGCAAAGACTCCACAACAGCTTTCTCAATACGGCGGCGCTTTGAAGCCGGAAATGCAGAAGGCTCCTAAAGAAGAGTATGAGGCCGAAAAATACACAAGTGGACTTGAGTTTCTAGATCCACTTTCAAAAGTATTTCAATACAAAATTCCTCCAGGTGCTAGAGAAAGCACCAATGTAGAATACATCCCTGGCTTATCCGCCGATGAAAGAGCTGGCATTTCTACTAAGTCGAGGAAGCCGCGCAATCATAGCGTTCAGATCATCGAGATGACACAGATCGGGCAATGGGTTTCCTGGATTGGTAAACCAGGCGAAGCGAGCGCCGCCTACATGCCAACCGACGCTGGGCCTGGCGGCGGCATGGGCGGCATGGCCGCCGGAGCAGTCGGCGGCGCGGCTGGCGGGGCTCTACCGAGTATGGTCGGTGGCGAGTCGATCGGGCAGGCGGCGGCCGGAGGAGCGGCAGTAGGCGGTCGCGGAGCTGCTGCTGGCGTCGGCAGTCACCAAGGCATGCAGGGTCCCTATGGCGGCCCTGGCGGCGGCGTGGAGGGCGGTGCGCTAGCCAGGGCGAGGACGCCGTGGCACTCGACGCGGCTTCCAGGGACATGGGCGGGGCGGCGCTTCCCGCAAGCGCCGGGGCGCGGCATGACTCCTTTCCATGACACGCATCCTGGATTCCATCCTGGCGCATATCCGGCTGGGGGCGGCGGCGCGGGCGGGGGCGGCATCGATCGATCCAGAATGCGAAAGGAGCTGGAGAACAACCCAGAGCTTCGCAAACGAGTTATGACCATCGCCGCCAACGAGAATAACGATCCACGGGCGCAGCAAGCCGTCATGGAGTCCAT